AGGACGCCTTCATGCGCTCGAGCTGGCCGGAGAACGTGTTGGACTCCTTGGCGAAGTTGCCGTGCGCGGCGCTGGTCTGCTCCATGATCAGCGCAAGGGTGGCCGCCTGGTTCGCCTCGGCAGAGAGGGCCCCGCCGACCTTCTGGAAGCCGAGCTCGGCGGCCTTGGCGTCGATCGCGGCCTGGTTCAGGCTGACGCCGTAACGCTCGATCGGGTCCCGCTCTCCCTTGAGCGCGGAGGACAGGGCGCCCACGGCGTCTGCGGTGGTGCCACCGAACATGGACGCGAGGTCCGCGCCGACGCCGATCAGCTCGTTCGTCTTGGGGGCCAGCTCGTCCATGGCGGTGCCGCCGTTCTTGAGCTGCGTGCCGATGAGCGTGCCGAGCTCGTTGAACTCGTTCTTGGTCAGGCCGACGTCAGTGGCGGCGGTCGCGGACATGCTGTGCATGGACCCGGCGAACTCGCCGAACACGGTGTCGATCGCGCCCACGGACTGCTCGAGGTCAGCGGCCTTCATGATCGCGACTCCGAGGCCGGCGCCGACGCCGGCGGCGGCCGCACCAATGGCGGCCGCGCCGGCGGCGAGCCCACCACCGATGGTCTTGAGGGCACCACCGAGGCGGGAGGACTCCCGCTCGGTGTCCCGCATGGCAGAGACGGCCGAGCGCGCATCACCGAGGATGCGGACGCTGAGAATCGCGCTGCGGGCCATGCGGGGTGGTCCTTCCGGTCAGGTGGCGTCCTGCTCGTTCAGCAGGTCGAGGGCGGTGTCGATCGCTGCGTCTCCCATGTCGAGCCACACCTGCGGCGGAATGCCGGTGCGGATTGCCAGGGCGACGAGCGCCCGGCTCAGAGAGCCGGCGGGGTAGGGTCCAGCTCGTCCGCCGTGTCGGGCTCGACGCGCTGCACGGTGTAGTCGAGGATCGACTCGGTGAAGGCCTCGCGGTCGAGGCCGTGGAACGGGGTGCCCTCCTGCTCGCGGGCGACGAGCCAGGCGAGCCACAGCTCGGCCTCGTTGCTGTTCCCGTCGATGCCGCGGGCCTTGCACGTCTTTTCGCCCTGCGTGCGGTGCCGGTAGGTCACGCGGAACGGGCCGTACTCGGTGCCGTCCTCGGTCTCGATGTAAATACCGAATCGGTTCATGGCCATCGTCATTTCCCCTTGATCTTCTTGAGCGCGTCATTCAGCTCACGCTCGTAGGCCGGCAGCCACCGCGGTTCGGCGGCCCTTGCGGCGTCGGTCATGTAGTGCTGGCCCTTGATGGGCCGGCCGGAGCGGTAGCCCCACTCCTGCACGCCCGGATAGGGCACGCGGGCGCCGCCGGCCCGGACGTAGCCGGCGGTCTTGGTGCCCGAGGATCGGACCGAGCCGACGAGACGTCTGGTGTCCCCGCGGGGGGCACGCCGGCGCGTCTCGTCGGCCGCGACGGCCGCGGCGCGAGCGTTCGCGGCCTTGAGGTCCTCGAGCCCGGTCGCCGACTGGCCGAGGGTCGCGCGCAGCTGGCGGGCGCCCTCGATCTGGACCAGCGGGCGGGCCATCGTCAGCCGCCGAGGGCCGTGAAGCGGTGCTCAGGCTCGGCCGTGCACTTGAACTCGAAATCGCTCGTGTTCTTCTTGCCGACGTCGCCACCGATCGCGAGGGCGCGCACGGTGACCTCGCCGGTGATCACGAGCTGCTCGTCGTTGCGGGGCTGGAACGTGAACGGCAGCTTCTTGCCGGCCTGCTCCTTGGCCCAGATCTGCAGGGACTCGGCGTCGAAGGTCTGCGCGACCTTGCCGGAGAGGGTCCAGGTGGTCGTCTCGTCCTGTTCGCTGTCCCCGGAGAGGTAGATGAGCTCGTCGCCCTCGTCGGTCTTGGGTTCGAGGGTGACGGCGGTGCACTGGGCGCCCCACTCGGAGGGGGACGCCTCCTCGCCGAACGTGAGGGTGCCGGGTCCGAGCTTGTCGGCCATGATGGGTTCTCCTTGTCAGGTGGTGAAGGTGAGCTGGCGGGCGGGGTACATCTCGCCGGCGGCGGTGCGCCAGATGTTGAACTCGGTCGTGTCGGGCTGGAACGTCATGTGCAGCGCGTCGGCCAGCGTGTCGAGGGCCGGCCACCAGTCCTGCGGGTCCGCGAACGCGGACGCGATGATGTGGGCCGTCCAGGTCGTCGTCTCGACGGCGCTGATGCCCTCGTGCTCGATCCGGGTCGGGGTGATGAGCACGACGTTCACGCCGGCCTGCAGGGCCGGGGTGGCCTCGAGGTCGTTGAGGGTCACGATCACGTCATCGAGGCCGGCGGTGGTGACGGCGGCGGCGGCCTCGGCCTGCAGGCGCAGCGCCTCGCGGTAGCCGCTCATCACGCGATCCCCGGGCCGAGCAGGGGGGCGAGGATGTGGCGGGCCGCGTCGAGCGGGTCACGGGTGGGCCGCTCGGGCGTCGCCACGATCTGCCCATCCACGACGCCGCCGGCCTCGGTGAGCCGGCGGCGTCGTGACCACAGGTTCGCGCCCGTGGCGAGGACGGCCTGCCGGCGCAGCACGAGCGCGGCCTCGTTGAGCACGGTCTCGGGGACGGGCAGCAGCGTGGCGACCATGCCCTCGGCCGCGGCCTCGCACTCGGCGATGAATGCGCCGTCGCGGTTGTGGCGGTCGCCGACGTACTCGGCCAGGGTCACCCCCTGGGCGGGGGTCTGGGGCGTGGCCGTCATGATCAGGCCGCCGCGGTCGGCGCGGTCAGGGGCAGCAGGCCACCCGGGAACGGGGCGTACATGGCCGCGTAGCCGTAGATCGAGAACTGCTTGGTGAGGTTGATGATGTTCTCGTCCTGCAGCTGGGCCGGCGCGCCCGGGCTCATGTCGATCTGCACGGCGGACGAGTCGAAGAAGAACTCGCGGCCGGTGGTGTTCCAGAGGACCCGGACGGGGACGCCGGCGAGGTTGCCCTGGCCGTTCGGGAGGTTCAGCACACCGGTGGTGTTCACGCCCTGGCCGTAGACGGACATGAGCGGGCGACCGTCGGCGGCCTCGGTGAGGGCGAGGGCCTTGAACTTCTCGGGGGACATGGCCAGGCCGTCCAGGGCGTAGCCCTCGGATGCGAAGTAGTCGCCCGCGTCCACGATCGCACCGAGGTAGTCCGTGTAGTCCGGGGTGGCGGGCAGCTCGATGCCGGCCGAGGCGCGGGCGTCGAGGGTCGCACCGAGGAACGTGGCGAAACGGGACTCGGCGTAGCGGGCCCAGCCGATGCCGAGCACCTTCAGCAGCTTGTCCAGGTAGTTGTGCTGGGAACGCTCGATGCGCTGGCGGCTCAGCTCGGTCCAGCCGCCCCAGGTCTCGATCGGCACGGACTTGTCCGAGATGGTGATCTTGAACGGGCCGGGCAGGTTGTCGCCTTCCTTGACCTGCTGGCCCACCTTGGCGTTGTGCAGCTGGTTCGCCGGCATCTCGGTGAAGTCCAGGGTCATGCCCTCGGCCGGCAGGGTGCCGCGCGTGAACATGTTCAGGGTCGGCGTGCGCTCGTTCACCCAGCGGGTGAAGTCGCCCACGGGGGTCTCCTTGAGCAGGTCGTCGCTGATGGTGCCGCCGGCGTAGGCGCGGTGGAACTCGGCGGCGGCCTCGTCGCCCTGGGCGAGGGCCTTGAGCAGGTGGCCCATGGAGCGGAACTGCGAGCCCTGGGCGGGGCCGGTCGGGGCGGTGTTGGACTCGACGCGGGTGAGGGCGCGCTCGAAGTCCTCCATCTTGTCCTCGACGGCGGTCAGGGCGCCGTCGAGGTCGGCGCGGGTGAGGGTCTCGGTCACGGTGGTGTCCTTCCGGGGGGCGGGGGTCGGGGTGGGGCGGTGGCGGCCGTCGGTGATCGCGGCGCCGTCGTAGGCGGGGAACGGGACGAGGGAGAACTCGCGGGCGCGGACCTTGGTGTAGGTGATCTCGCCGTCCTCGGTCTCGGTCCACTCGATCGGCTCGAAGCCGATGGACATGCGGGTGATCACGCCGTCGCGGAGCAGCTCGGCGGCCTCGCGGCCGAGGGTCGTGTCGGACAGACGCCCGGTGACCTCGTGGCCGGCGTCCGTGTCGCGGGAGGCGGTGACCTTGCCAATGGGTTCGTTGTGTCGCCACAGGACCAGGGCTGTGTCGGACTCGGTGACGGAGCCGGGGGCGAACTGCTCACGCCAGCCCATGAACTCGATCTGCTCGTTGTAGGGCACGCCGACGCCGGTGAACTCGCGGCCGGTGACGTCGGCGCGGACGGCGACGGAGCGGTGCTGCAGCTGGCCGCGGGTGATCGTGTCAGGCATGGGCGGTGTCCTCGGTGGTCGGGGCCGGCTCGACGGCCGGGGCGGTGGTCAGCGGGGCCAGTCCCTCGATCGCCCGGACCTCGTTCACGGTCATCCACCCGGCGGACAGGGCCGCGGCGTGGTTCGCGTAGCGGGTCGTGGTGTCCGGGCGCAGCAGGGCCTCGAAGTTGAACCGGGCCTCCTGGCCGGCGGGCAGGAAGTCGGAGATCAGCCCCTCGATGGGGCGGAGGTAGCCGGCCATGGTGAACCGGATGAATCCGAGCCAGTCCTGCTCGATGTTCGAGTACGTCTGGGAACCGCCCTCGAGGCTGATGAGCATGAGGGACGCGGGCACTCCCAGCAGCATGGCGAGGTCGCGGGTGGTCCAGGTCTGGGCCTCGAGCCACAGGGCGTCTTTCGGCGACAGCAGGATCGGCTCGTAGTCCAGGCCTGCGCCGAGCACCTTGACGCCGGTCGGGTTCGCGGTGGCCGGAACCGGGTTGCCGTCCTGGTCCAGCCCGTTCCACACGTTGCGGGCGGCGCGGGCCTCGGCGGCGGTGAGCTTCTGGTCAGACTTGAGCAGGCCGCGGGGGTGGCCGGTGTCGTGGTGGTGGCGCGTCATGAGCTCGGTCATGTCGCGCTGGGTGCGGAGGTCGGCCTGCGCCGCCTGGATCGGGCCGAGGCCGTACAGGGTGCCGGGCAGCGGGGGCAGGAACGTGGCGTGGCGCACCTGGCGGTCGTTGTACCGGGTGCCGTCGTGGTGGAACCAGCGGCGCCCGTGGTCGTCCTGCTCGATCCGCACCATGTGCGGGTTCAGGATGCGCAGCTCGGCGCCGGCGTGCTCGAGCACGTACAGGTTGCCGGTGAACAGAAGGGACATGACGGCAGCGGTGATCCACTGGGGGCGGGTCATGTCCAGGGACGGGCGGCGGACGTAGGGGTGCGGGCGGCCCTCGACGCGGACGCCGCCGCGCTCGGCGTCGAGGGACACCTGCCCGGCGGCGGTCGTGATGACCTGCACGGCACGGAACAGGCCGGGCTGGGCGAGGCCGTCCCGGTCGCTCACCTGGCGGGCCGAGGCCGGGGCGCGGAGCACAGGGGCGGTGATGTCGATGCCCTGGGCCTCGGCGGCGCGGAGCATGCCGGCGGTCCCGCCGGTCAGCAGGTTCGCGATCGCGCCTCGGATGTCCATGCGCCCCACCTTGCGCGGGGCGGGGGCGGTTCGCCTCGCGCGAGGTGACCCGGCGTGACCTGTGGTGACTCGGGGTTCAGTAGACGAGCACGCCGGATTCGGCCGGGTGCTGCGCGCGGTGCAGCGCGACCGAGGCAGCGATGAGCGCCGGCACGGGACCGACCGACTTGTCACGGCTGATCGTCTGCACGCCGTTCGTGGTGCGGAGCCGGGCGAGCGCGACGGCCTGCGCGAGCGCGGCGGTCCCATCGTGCACGAGCGCCCGGTCGTCGCGGGCGAGCGCGAGCAGGTTGAGGTCGGCGACAGATCGCTCGGTCATGTCGAGGGTCACCGGCTCGAGCCGGTCAGCGGTGCGCAGCCGGTCAGTGATCGCGCGGACGGGGCCGCCGTCGTCCGCTGCCACCATCTCGGCCGGCACGTCGAGGGCCGCGGCGAGCTCACACACTGCGTCGTCCAGCCACCACGAGCCGGGCGCCTGGCGGAGCACGCGCACGTGCGGGCGGTCGGCGGCGTCGTACCACGCGGCGACCACGGCGGAGTAGGTGCCCTCGGCGCCGACCTCGTAGGCCAGGCTGATGGGCCCGGCGGGCGGGGCCTGGTCGGTGGGCAGCGTGTCCCAGTCCGGGACGATCGGCATCTCGGACTGCGCCGGCCGAAGGTTCATGTACGCGCGCCGCCACTCCACGGCCGGAACGTCGTCGTGGGCGTCGTGCAGCGTCTCCATCGTGATCGTGTGACCGATCGCGGGGTGCCACGTCCACGAGGCCGGGTCGTCGGGGTCGAGGTGCTCGGGCATGCTGAACTCGATGTAGCAGGTTCGCGGGTTGCGGCCCTCGCGGCCGGCGTCCATCTTCTCGTTCATGAAGTGGGACTGCGCGGTGCCCACGGTGGAGAACCACCACGTTTGCGCCCACCGGCCGAGGGTGGTCTGCGTCGCCTTGATGTTGCCCTGCAGCGCCTCGCCGTCCTCCTTGGAGAGTGCCCAGAATTCGTCCACGGCGCCCATGATGCCCTCGTCGCCGTGCAGGGCGGTCGGGGTCGGGGCGAACACCTGGATAGCGGAGCCGTTCGCGGGGAACAGCAGCCCCTCGGAGCCCTGGGAAAGGCGGGCCTTCCCGAACCGGGAGAGCGGGGAGCCTGCCCACACGTCGAGCAGGTCTTTGAAGCGGGCGCGGGCGTCCTTGCCGGTCTGCGCGGTGTAGAACACTTTCCGGCCGGCGTGGCGCATGCAGCGGAACACCTCGACGCCGCCGGTGATCGTGGTCTTGCCGGCGCGGCGTGGCATGACGACCACGACCTCGGAATATCGGTAGCCGTGCTCGTCGTACTCGGTGGCTACGTCGGCGATGTACTGCTGGTGGGGCATCGGCGGCTTGCCGAGCGCGGCCTGCACGAGCGCGATCTGCGCGCCCTCGGTCTGATAGCGCGGGTCCCGGAGTGGCCCAAACCGGGGAGCCTGCACGGGATCCGCGCCGTACGCGGCCGCGTACCACTGGGCGAAGTCGGCGGGCGCGGTCACTGGCCGACCTTCTGCAGCTTCTCCATGAACTCGTTCCACTGCGTGTCGGCCACGGCGTCCGGGGTGGGGAGCAGCTCATAGACCTTGGCGGCCGCGGTGAGAACCTGGGCGACGGCGTAGGCCTTCTCGTGCAGGGGCAGCCGGTCCGCGCGCTGCGCCGCGGCGCGGGCGAGGGCCACGATGTGCGCGTGCGCGGCCGTGACCCATCCGCCGGCCTCGAGCTCGGCCAGAGCCGTGGCGAGGCCGGCCTCGATGGGGCCGGGCGGGGTGTCCGCGGGGACGGTCTCGGCCGGCATGACGATGAGGGCGTGCTGTTCGGCCATGTCGGCCTCCTTCTTGGTCGGATTCGGCGTGATTCCGCCGTTTTTGTAGGGGATCGGGGGGGATACGGACGC